CTTTTACGCCATTTTCATCCATCCATTGTCTTATTCTTTTTTGCTGTGGTTCTTGTTTATATTTCATTGAACAAGCCTTAAAACCATAAGCAAGTGATGGTAGTTGTTTTCTTCTAATACATTCACCCTCTAAACCCTCAAACTCACCTTGATATTTTTTTGAAACAATTTCAATTCCAATTCCCCACCATTCTTGACACTTCTTACTCATAAGTTCAATATGAGAATAAGTATATGGTAGTTCACCTCTTGTATCAGCAAAAATAATAAGGCTAGGAATAATGCCACGCTCACGAAATCCGCAAAGCATGGCTACTGAATTTGTACCCCCACCGTAGGCTACAACTAATGGTTTATCTATTTTCATATTTTTATCGGTAACGATAGTCACTCTAGACTAACAGACTTAATTTCATTCCGCGACCATTGATACATCTGGTCATTGATCTTGTCCCAGATTTCATCAGCGTCATCTTCATTCTCGCATTTATAGATGTAGCGTTGTTCTCCGATTTCATCATCCTTGATAAAAAAGTTAGACTGATAGATTGTTAGTCCAGTTGCGGCGGTAGTTGCAACAACAGCAGTATTATTTGGTTTGAGTGCCATGTTGCAGATGCCTTGGTCAGATTCATATTGTGCAAGGAACCCAGTATTTAGTGCAGTAGCTAGAGACATATTTGTAATCAGAACTGTTTGCCTAACTGCGGCAAGCATACGTTCTGCGTCTTTATCTACTGCGTTGTTTTTGTTAGTGTTATCCATAAGCAAATAGACTATCAAAAAAGTGTTGACTTGTCAATAGGATTGGTTTACTTTTAATTGAAATGAAGCATCCATTATACGAAGCCTACGAATCCTGCATGACTGCCTATGAGCAGTCTCGCTACATTCGTTCTATTGGACGCAAGACCTTTGCTAATCAGCTTCGGGAAACTCGCAAGCGACTAGGAATGACAGTCAGGGAACTAGGCGACAAGATCGGCGTAACTGGATCGTTAATCAACCAGATTGAAGTAAACTCCAAGAGCATTCTGAAGAAAGAACAAGTAGATAAAGTGATCGAACTATGCACACCTTCCTCGAAATCGAAAACGGCAAGTACTACGTCCGAGTCAGTCCCTACTCTGCCAGTAACCCCGGCCCCATGCACGAACGAGGAAAGCCTTTCCCAGACAGCCTCAGACCAGAGTACGACTCATTGGAGTTGGCCTCCATCGGACTTCAAGAGCTAACAAACTACTATCAATGCTTAGTAGAAAAAAAGGGTTCAAAAAAACGGGGTCAAGATTAAAACCTGTTTCAGATAAGCGTAAGGTTCTTAACAAAGAATACTCTGAAGCGAGAAAGGAATACTTTACTACTCACCCAAACTGCGAGGTATGCGGGGCTGGAGCTACAGATATTCACCACAAAGCTAAGAGAGGAAAGAACCTTTCCAATATAGAAATGTTTATGGCTACCTGTAGAATGTGTCACACAAAAATACATGACAACCCATTATGGGCAAGAGAATTAGGATATTTAATATATGAGTTCAAATAATACATTCGTTTCAATGATCATCTGCGAGGGATACCATGTCGATGAAAACCAAGTTAAGATTCTTTTCCAACAGCAATTCAATCAATGCTGGGTAAAGAAATCAGACATCAGAACCATTGAAACACTAGGATTCCACGATGGACGCAAGTTCGTTCGTATTGTAATACCAGAGGAAGTGGCAAACACGCTAGAGCTTCAAGGCATTCTGGATTAAAGGTATCCGTATGTGCTGGTCATGTGCAATAAAACTATTGCATTATGGAAAAAAATAAACATAATACCAATATGAAAATAAAAAGAGGAACTATTGGTGAAGATGGAATGATTTTTTGGAAAAATGATTCAAGATATAAGGATGGTCAATATTGGATAACAAAAGAAAAATTTGAACAATGGACTAATAGAGAAAAAAATAAGTCCTTAGAATATGCTTTAAATAATAGAGAAAAGGCTAAAATAAAATCAAAACAGTGGAGAAAAGAAAACAAAGAAAAACATAGGAAATATTCTCTAAATTGGCAAAAACAGAATCCCAATCGTGTTAATAAAAAAAACAAAAAATGGAAACAAAATAATTTAGAGAAATACAAGCAAATCCAAAAAAATTATTCTAAATCTGTTCCAGAAAAAAAACAAAAAAATGCAGCAAATAGAAGATGTAGAAAAAAAACTCAATCCGTATTTTTAACTGAAGGCCAAAAAAAAATAATAGAATGTTTCTATAAACAATCATTAAGATTAAAAAAACGATTTGGTATTGAATTTGAAGTTGATCATATAATCCCAATATCAAAAGGTGGACTGCATCACCCTTCAAACTTACAAGTGCTTCCATTAAAAATAAATAGAATAAAAGGATGCAAAGAAGTTTTTAGATGGCAAGATTACCAATCTCCATTTTCATCCGATGAGTAACCTTCATCGTCTTCATTTGTTTGCCTAACCTCTTGTCTTGCCCAAAATCTATTTGTAGGTATTGGTTTATCGGTTCCGATAAACACCAAACCACTTCTTCTAGCCATTTCTAATGCATATATTAGACTATCACTTAAATCAGGAGAATAACCAGTTCTTCCTTTAAGATCATCTTTTGTTTCAATTGAAATCTTTTTATTTTTAATTGTATATCTACGAAGACAAAGCTCTCTTGCTAATTCAGAAGATGGATCAACACCAAAAAGAGTACGGCTCTTGAATGCATGATAACAAGAGTAATAATACTCTGATACCAATCTATCGTAAACATCCTTACACGGGCGTTTATCAACCTCTGCTGCCATACGCTCAGTAGGTTTACCCATAGAAGAAATGAGCGCGATAGAGTGACCACTGGCATCATATCTCAACCACTCGCGTATGATAGCTTGCGCGACTCGACCACCATCACCCGATACGTCCATACCAAATTTGGTAGGCTGAACTCCAGAAGCCCGGCATAGCTCGACTACTTCCTTAGCTAGACCAACTTCAAACTCAGCGGCTTCACGGGCAGATAGCTGAATGACTTTCTGTTTCTCCAACCACATAACACGATTGCGAGTCCCGCGAATGTAACCCAGTTTAGCTACAGTAAGCACACACCTATCTCCACCAACTGTAAAAGCCGTATCAAATCCAGCAACCTTGTGGAATCCTTCTGAATCCCAAAGCGGTTCTTCGTCGGTATCAGCGTTACGAATTAGATCAGCGGTGAGAATGGTCTGTGCGAATCCAGATTTGGGCCACCAGCCAATAGCGTTACGAACATAGTCAATCGCATTCTCATCACCATAACACTGTTTGAGCATGACCTCTTGCTTCTTACGATCCATCAAGAACGGGAACGGGGATGGTTCATGCTCTGGAGCAGCAAAGTTAGGAGACCTCATTCCATTGTAAAACAAGCAAACGCCAGTCTCAGTCTCCCACTTATCCATCTCTGGACTGACAGTATCAAAGTTAGAAGCACCTTTAGGCATAGCCCAGCGAGTGTGAGGATTGTCACCAGCAGACGGGTTTCCAATACCGATAAAGACTACATCATTGTTAGCGGATAAGTTAACACGGGCAGTAATCGCGCCTAGTTCCATTTCGGGCAACTCATCAAGGGCTAATCTAATCCGATCATTCTTACGTCCACGGGTAGTATCAATAGCCTTCTGACCTTCATTACCAGACTGGAATGCGAGAGCCTTGATAGCATTGCGATAGTCCTTATCCTCATCGTTCGACCCACCGCCCCAAACAATCATGTGGCGATAGTCGATTAGCTTACCAAATTGGACAGCAGCGGACTTCCACAACTTAGAAATGATACCCCAAATACGATCTTCGGACGCACCAAGAGTAGTAGTGGCAACCCAAGATGAAGTGCAATGCGGGGCAGAACACCAGTCAAGATAGACCCAAAGACCAACTGGGAACGACTTTCCCATCGAAGCCGCGCCAGCCAAACAGATGTCATCATTGTTGCAGAGTTCTTCCAGAGTTCTCAACAACTGAGTATTGGTATAACCTCGATTGACAATAGAAACTTCCGTGGGCCATTGAAGTTTTACTGCCTTCAAGAAATGCTCGTATGGAGTGAGTAATTTAAAATCTGAAAGATTTATATTGTGCTTATTGCAGTAATCTCTCCCGTATTCTCCTTTGCTTATAGCGTAGCAGTATAGCTCTACACCTAGCTCGTCCATGTTCTCAGGGAATTTGATACCGTACTTTTGGATGCCTGTGTTTCCAGAAAAAATTCTTGACATATCAATAATAAAATATATTTTCCAACTAAAGGCAAGATGAAACTCAAAAATAGAAACCTAGCTCCAGTCGGTGGGTGGTACTACAAGTACGAGATCAAGCGTGATAAACTCACCTTCCCAGCTATTGTGTATGGAAGCACATGGAGCAGCTTGATTTCAAACATCCAAAAAGATTGCCGTTCTAATGGAGTTACCATTCCAGAAAACATTGAGCAAATTGTAGAGGATCAAATCTGCCAACGCCAACCAAGTGATCGTTGCTGGTACGCTGATGGATTGGGAGATAATATAGCCCAAGCAATTCATACTGTAGCGAGAGTAGCTGACAAGGTTCTTGGAACTAAATTTGAACATAAAGCAAGGGGATGTTCTTCTTGCAATCGCCGCAGGAATGCGCTTAACTCGTTATCGTAAACGATAAAATATTATGCTATCAATAGGACAAGACAACTTTTCACTAGCAACTTTAGATCAAGATGGAAATCCTCCAAACACAAGAATAAGCAATGCTTCGCACGCTTGGAATATCGCTAACCACTTGAGGCAAGCCAACATCGGACGCGAGAATAAACGCATTCGTATTTACAAGGCTTACAAAATGTTTCCCCCGACAGGGTACAGCAGACTTGCCGAAAAGCGATTACCTTGGCAATCAGATGTTAACTATGGACAACTTGGATTTATCGTTGATAACCAGAAGTCCAGTTACTACGATGTAATTACTGAGCGTCAGGCTTGCTGCACAATCAAAAGCAAGTTTGGTAATGAGAAAGAACGCCTTGTCAACTCTGAGAACATTGCAACGGCATTCGACCAAGCAATCCGCGAATGGCCCGGCTACCTTTATAATACAGAGCAAGACCTAGAAGAAATGCTCTTGTACGGAAAAGGTATTGGAATGTGGGATAGTCCGCTAGGATGGATGCCAGAACACGTTTTCTTATCTGATCTCCTTTTCCCAGATGATATTCGTATCGACTTCTGTAACCTTGAAGAGTTTGTGCGCCGTGTCCGCCTGACTCCTTACGAGTTGTACAAGAAGATCGAAAATCGCGCTGCTGCTGAAGCGATGGGATGGAATGTAGATGCAGCTATTGACGCTATCCGTTTCCACCGCTCATTCAATAACCACAGAAAGACCCGCGAAGACTTCTTCCGTACCATCAGCGAATCAGGATTCAACTGGTCACTTTCGGTAAACCAAAAGATTGATCTCTACGAAGTATTCTGGAGAGAGTTTGATGGTAAGATCAGTAAAGCTATTGTTCTTCAAGATTACCAACCAATCGCTGACTACATTAACTCCAATGTAAAAGGGGCAGGAAAGATCAGCGAAGATGACATTAGAACCCAACACGGGTTTATGATGCTCAAGACTGGTGCATTTAACTCATGGGATGAGATCATGTATATGCTAACTGATTCAGTTGGTTCTGGTCTATTCCAAGATATTAAGAGCCAAGCGGAATCCGCTTTTGTTGCTTGCCGCCAGTATGACTTCACAATGAATAGTCTTGTTGATGCTGTTCGCCTTAACTCCATGTTAATGATCGAAGGACAAGGGCCAGATGCAACTAAGATGCTAAAACAAATGGAATGGTTGCCAATCAGCGTATTGCCAGATGGAGCTAAGTTCATTCAGAACCGATTCCAACTCCCAGTAGCAGAGAGCATGAGCTTCATGCAGTTCTTCATGGGAGATATGTATAGGGGCATGGGTCAGTATCGTATCAATGCAGCTACATCTGGTGGAAAACAACGCACCAAAGGAGAAGCAGAACTTGATGCGGCGGAATCAGCCAAACTCTCTGGAACACAGATTCGTCGTTTCAATGAGTGTCAAACATTGTACTTCAAACAACTCTACAAACGCTTCGTAAATGCTAAGTCCAGCGATGATGGATACGAATACGTTAAGAAGTTCTACGAAGTTTTGGAAGAACTGGGAACACCCAAAGAAGCTGCTCAGTGGAAGAATATCACTAGCATCCGTTCTAACCTTATCAATGGTGCTGGTAGCCCGTCATTCAAGCTAATCACGGCTGAGAAGCTACTCCAGATCACAGCTATCACACCAGCCAACGAAGGGCAAGAGAACGCTGTTAAAGACGCTATTGCTGCCCTATCTGGACGTGACAACGTATCTAGGTATCGTAATACAAAGATACCTAAGATCACTGACGTTAATCGTGTGATTGGGTTTGAAAATGCAGGAATGACTGATGCGTTTGTTAATCCGCAGAACTTCCCTGTATTGCCAACTGATCCTCATATCGAACACGCTGTTGGTCACTTGCAGGATATGATGATGCAATTGCAGATGAACGCACAATCTATTCAAGAAGGTCAACCAGACATTGCTGATCTATCATTGGCAATGCGCTCGGTGAAATTCAAAGGTGGTCACATCATGGCTCACGTTGAGTACATCAGTAAGGATGAATCTAAAAAGGATTTCCTCAAGCAATTCATGCAGGGAATGCAAGAAGCTCAAGGGATGGCAGATCAAATTCAGTCTGTATACCAAGAACTCGCTCAAGCAGAAGCTCAGAAGCAAGGTCAGCCAAATTCCGAAGAAGACATCAAACTTCAATACCTCGCTGCCAAATCTGGTATCGACATCGACACCAAGAAACAACTTGCCGACATTGCGATTGGCAAGTCTTCCATCAGCCATGCTCAACGTACAGAGCAGCGCAAGGAACAAGGTATTACTCAACTTGCCCTACAGAAAGCCAAAGCTCGCCAAGAAATCCAAAAGGAAAAGGCGAAGATGGCAGCTATGCAGGGCGAGACTCCAGAACCAAACGAACAACCAGAGACTCCCGGTCAGCCAGAAGCTACCGAAGTTGAGGAAGTTGAGATGGAGACCAACATAACACCAATGCAACAATGACCACAGAAAAAGTAAAATCACTATGCGCTGCCATTACAGCACACGAAGATTGGAACAAACTACAAGCATACCTACTGCTAAACGTAAACCCACCAGACGGAGTAACCACACTAATCCATGCAATCAAAACTATTGATGCTATTGGAACAGAGGAACAAGGAGAGTTTAAAAAAACAAAATCTTCTTCAAGAAATAAAGAAACAAAAGACAGTACGATTGACCCAGACCTCGACGAAAACTAATTTATGGCAGACACAAACGACACAGCAGCAGTAATCAAGGAACTACAGGATAAACCCCAAGTTCCGATCAAAGGTAATACATCTGACTTCCTAAAGAAGTTCAGCAAACAACAAACCGACGATGGAAAGCCTAGTGGAACAAACATGGGTGATCCAATGCTGGGAATGCAAAGACACAATGAAGAAGAACCACCAGAAGAACCAACAGGAGTCACCGAAGCTGAAATCACATCCGATAGAACGGGCAAGAAAAAAGGTTTCGTTGAAAGGCAAATCGAAGAGAACCGCAAGCTCAAAGAAGAACTTGAAAAGTACAAGCGAGACGAGGTTCCAAAGTTTGAAACCAAAATCCAAGAACTTGAGCGATTGGTTGCCGAATCAACATCAACAAAAGAAACCAACCACTACCAAGAACAGCTTAACAAAGCGAGCCAAGAGAAGAATGAGGTTGAACAACAACTCTCAGAACAGATCAAAGACTTGCGTAGTAAGTTGGACTTCCATGATATTACTAGCAATCCAGACTTCAAAAAGACTTATCTTGAACCCATCAAGAACACTTATGATACTGCGAGACAGTTGCTATCGAATGATCCAACGCTTCTTTCAACATTCTCCCGTGCGGTTAATGCAAACGCCTCCATCTTCAATGCGTCATCCGAAGAAGATCGTAGAGCAGCAGAGACAGATCGAGATCAGGCGTTTGAAGAAATCACGAACTCGCTCTCGCAATTCAAGCAGTACCAGTTCGCAGAACAAGTCAACAGCTTCATTAAAGCAACACAAGGGCATCACGCCGCTCTCGTCAACTTTGAAGAAACCAAGCAGAACATCATTCACACCACTAAACAAAAAGAGCAAGAGGGTCGGAACAAGTATCTGAACCAGTGGCGCGAAAGCTACAAGAACACCCAGCAAGAGATCGACAATGCTACATCAGTGCCAGACGCTGTTGCTGATTACATGAAAGAAAAAGGTATCAAGTATGATATTAGCCGCGATGAGGCTATTGCACTTTCAGCAACACAGCAGAGCAGTGAGCAAGCATCTGTAGAAGATATGAACCGCTTGATTCATCAAGGCCGGGCATATCAGAAGATTCAAGCTCAGTTAAAAGCCTACCAAGAGATGGTGAAAGAAAAGGATGATTACATTGCCCAGCTAAAGGGATCATCCCGCATGACTTCATCTCCTAGTACATCGGATTCCCAGAAGCCAAGAATGAGCATGACAGAGGGACTGGCAGCGAAGATCGCAAGGTTCTCGCCGCAAAATCGGTTGACAGCATAGCCCACATTCCTAATTCTGGTTGTCATAAGGGGGAGGTAGATTGCGCTACCTCCCCCAACTTTTTTTAAAATAATCTCTTGACACATTAATTAAGATCATTATTGTGCGTGTAAGAGATAGCCGAAATTATCGTTTACGATAATATTAGGGATTCAACCGCACTCTGGTTGGCGAGTTATCGACCTCGCATGAAAAACGATTTCTGGACAGATAAAAACTCTGGGTTGAGTCCAGCAGAGGAAACCAAGCACTCGCTTGCTATTCCTCATGGTTTAGTTTGCGGTGCAAAACCAAACTAAACTAAATAAAATAAAATCAATGAGCGATCAACTCTACTTCAATAGTTGTGCTGAGATTGACAGTTTCTTCCGCGAGGGCCGCGAATATTTCAACGACCTCTATGTTAAGAAACTCGTAACGAACTCTGCATATTTCACCCGTTTCGAGGAGCAAGCATGGCCTCTTAACCATACAACTGAACAGAAAGCATTCCGTTTCGGACGTGGATTCCACGATCCTTGCACACCTTTCCGTCAGATCACTGACACCTACTGCGAGACTGATTCTTGCGATAGCAAACCAGAAGTGATTCAACGCCCCGGCACTGAGTCCTACACTTTTGAATTGCTCCGTAAGGAAATGACCACTGACTGGATTTGCGTTGAGAGCTTGCTCTACCGCTTGTTCCCTGCTGAAGAAATCCTTCAGTTTGAAGAGTCGAATGCTCGTATCACCAAGAACGTTCACGAAGAGTTCCTTCGCTCGAACTACATCGGTGGTTCTGGACACAAATGGATGGGCATCACTACGGATGACGGAACTTATTGCGGCCTCGTCGATGACGGCGCATGGTTCGTTCCTGAGCATACCATCAACAACGAAGCTGGTTACGACCTCTGCGCTCTTCGCGTTAAGATCGCCACTGCTGACCTTGGCAAGATTGCTTATCTCTCGCTTGATATGCTCGACGATGCACTCGTTGACCTCCAAGACGAAGATGACGCTTTCCGCCTTGATCTCCAAGACGCGACTGGTCAGCCTTTGCTCGACATCGTTATTCCTGACCCGCAAGTTGGCCGTGCGCTTTACTTCCAAGCCAAGCGCAACAACGGTTACTGGGATGCAAACACGGATTTCGACGAGCGTCTTACTCGTTTGAAACTCGGCATCAATCGTATCATCGGCGACTACGCCTTCGGTTACGACATCAACTCCGCTCGTTTCAACGCTGACACGGCATTCAATGCCTCGCTTCCAGCTTTCAACGAAGCCGACCCTGCAACATGGCCTCGCCTCGTTCGCGTTCCTCGCTACATCAAGACTGTTCTTGAGCAAGGTTGCGCTTACATTCCTAACCGCGCTTACCGCAATGCCGATTTCGGTATCTCGGTTGCTATGGTTAACAAAGCCATGTGCAAATGGACGATGCCTTCCAATAGTGGATACGGCCAAGCCCAACAAATGACCCAGAACTACGCTGGTGATTGGGAATGGAAGAACCCAGATTGGGAGTGCAACCGCTGGCGCAAAACGGGCTTCTATCAAGCCCAGTTCCGTCTTGCCGCACAGGTAAAAGACCCAACCATCATGCACAGCTTCTTGCATCGTATGCCTAAGAGCAAGAACCTCTACGGTTCCTGCTGCGAAGTGCAGACCTATATCGTTCCTGAGAATAATCAGGATTGCTATAGCTGCGCTGGTGTAGGTGACATTGTTGTGCCTTCCTAAGTTAAACAGGGGAGGGGCGAAAGCCTCTCCCCACAACCTTATATAAAATAATATGTCTAATTCACGACCACTCGCTTATGATCGGGTTAACCTTTTTGGCCCGATTGCCGTTAACCTTCTCGCTGCTGGAGACGCTGATCTTCTTGTTCTTAATGACCAAGACACTAAGTTCTTTCCAACTAGCATTGTATTGGAGACTGCCTACGCTCGCGGAACCACTGCCACCGATCCAATTGTGATCGTTGACAACGGAACCACTGGCGAAAACATCACCTCCTCACTCACCATCACTGACGCTCTTGATAACCAAGGCCGCTACAATCCCCTTACGATTGCCGCTAACCCTTACATCATCACTGGTGCTAGCAAACTCCGTTTGTTGAAATCAACTGTTGGTGCTGGTCAAGCTACCGCAACTCGTTCCCGTACTTCGGGCGTTGCTACAATCGTAACTGGTGCTGCTCATGGTTTCTCCACGGGCGACACGATCACGATTGCCAGCATGACCGACACTACGTTCAATGATGTTCAAGCTGAAATCATCGTTGTTGATTCGACTACCTTCACCTATGCAAATGCTGGTGTTGACGTAGTTTCTGGTGCAGATACCGCTGGACGTGTTGGCGCACTTTATGTGAACGCCTACGTTGTTGGTATCTACTACTAACCCATTCCCCAATTATTGGGTGGGGAGGTCAATCCCTCCCTGCCCATAACCTTTTTTAAAATTATGGCTTGCTTTACATCTTTACCTTACCGCGATAAATTCTATCCACTTCTCATTACGGTGTCTGCTGCCGCTGGCATTACTCCAATTACTTTTGGTTGCTTTGATGCAGCTAGTGACGCTTCTAGGCTTTATCAATTTTATCTAGCCTTTGCTACAATCGGTGGACTTACCCCAGTAACTGAAAACTGCTTTGTACAAACAACGGAAGACCAGCAACTCTTTGTTCTCAATCAAGCTGTTGCTGCTGCGCTTTAATTATCGTTAACGATAACAATCTTATGGCAATCTCACAACCCTGCTTTACTGATCTAGCTCCAGATCAGCAGAACTTTAATATCTACGAGTCTCTAAAACAGATCGCGGGATTTGATATTCCGGCATACGATCAGATTGACATTGCGTACTATGGTACTACAAACAATATTGCAACAGTGCAATACCTCAATGCTGGAGTTGCAGTAGCTACATTAAATCTGTTCTACTCAGTCAATCCTCCGACAACTAATGATGCAAATCTAACGACTATAACTGTAACATACCCTTAATTTATGGCAGTTAGATTCAACCCATTTACTGGCAGTCTAGACTTTAGTCCTAGCTCTTCGCTTACAATTAGCGAAAATGGAACATTGCCTAATGGAAATGAGGTTGCTCAAATCCAAAGCGGTGAACTTACAAATGTAGCTGAAATAGATGCTGGAGAATATAACTCATCCCCAGAGTAAAACTTTCTGAATAACCAGAAAAACCAAAAAACAAAACAAAAAAATAATAAAAATATATGGCAAACCCAATTATTCGTATCAAACGCGGTTCTTCCGCTCCAGCAAGTCTTTCTTCTGGAGAGTTGGCAATCGACCTAACCAATAAAAACCTCTTCGTCGGTAAAGCTGACGGATCAGTACTCATCGTCGGCGGCGAAGGCACATTCGCTACCAAATCATATGCTGATGCCGCTGTTTCTGCTGCAAACTCGACTCTTACTGCTGCTATCGCCGCAGAAGAAGCCGCTCGTATTGCCGCTGACAGCACCCTTACCAGCGATCTCGCTACCGAAGTTTCTCGCGCTACCGCCGCTGAAGGCGTTATCGCTTCCGATCTCGCTACCGAAACCTCCGCTCGCACTAGCGCTGATTCGGCTCTCGATGGCAAAATCACAACTGAGAAAAACCGCATCGACGCAATTCTTTCTGCCGCTGACGCAGACAAGGATAGCTTTGCTGAAATCGTAAGCCTTATCAACAGCGTTGATACTGCTAACGACTCTGCTTTTGCTGGTTATGTAACGAGCAACAACGCTGCCTTGGCTTCCGAAGTATCGGCTCGTCAATCGGCTGATTCGGCTCTTGACACTCGCGTAACTGCTCTCGAAACCACCATCGACGGCGGAACTTACTAGTCCCTAAACTAAAGTCCTCTAGGGGGATCAAAACCCCTAGGGGCATCCCATTCTATAATGGCTAATCCAATCATAGTTCCTAAAAAAAGCACAATTGCTGCACGGGTTCCTGCAAACGGAGACCTTGCATCTGGTGAGATTTGCATAAATCACGCAGATAAAAAGCTCTACGCAAAGCATCCATCTACGGGTGCGATCCAAGAAATCGGCGGAATGTTAGCGCATTCGCACGACGAAATTTACTCCCCTGATAGCAGTCAGGTTTTAGAACTGCAAAACAACAGCAACCTCACCATAACGGCAGGAGGTGCTACAAAGACTTTTACGCTCCCTAGTGCATCTGGGACGCTTGCAACATTAGATGACATTACTGGAAGTGTTGCTGGAGTAACTTCTCTTAATACTCGCACGGGTTCGGTGACGATTGATAAAACAGATGTTGGTCTTGGCAATGCGGACAACACCTCGGATGCCAATAAACCGATTTCAACAGCTACGCAGACTGCTTTAGACGGCAAGATCGGTAGCAATATTAGCGGAGCAACAGGAGCAACAGCATTGACAAATATGATGCAAATCACTTTGGCAGGGTATAACGCTCTTGGGGCTGGCATTAACGCAAACACAATTTACATAATTGTAGGATGATTTTAACAAACTCTAACGCAGCAAA